GGTCAGGAACTGAACAAATATCTCAACAAGATCGTTGGCACGACCGATGTGGATTATGTGATCGCATCCGATACAGATTCTGTCTATCTCTGCCTAAACAATCTTGTTCTGAAAGTATTTCCCGACACAGGTCTTGCTGATGGAAAACCTGTATCTCGTCCCCCAACAAAGACTATAGTGGACTTCTTGGATAAATCTGCGGAACAAGCAATCATTCCATTCATTGAGAAGAAGTTTGCCGAACTAGCAAAGACGATGAATGCGTATGAGAACAAGATGCAGATGGGTCGAGAAGTCATTGCAGACAAGGGAATATGGACTGCCAAGAAGCGGTACATGCTGAATGTGTGGGACTCAGAAGGTGTACGATACACCGAACCAAAACTCAAGATCATGGGAATCGAAACAACTCGTTCTTCGACTCCAGAGTTTGTTCGCAAGCATCTCAAAAGCGCAATCAATATCACAATGAATGGTAGTGAGCAGGATATGATCGACTTTGTCGAGAAGTGTCGTAAGGAATTCTACGCTCTGCCTCCAGAGGATATCGCTTTCCCTCGCAGCGTCAATGGCATGGAGAAGTACACTGATCGTGCTACAATCTATCGCAAGTCAACTCCAATTGCCGTAAAAGGTGCATTGATCTATAATCATTATCTTGATAAGTTCAATATTGGCAAGAAATACAAGAAGATCATTGAAGGCGATAAGATCAAGTTTCTCATGCTCAAGAGACCAAATCCTCTAGGAGGATCTGTTGGAGAAGATCAAGTTGTTTCTTTTCCAAATGTCTTGCCTAAGGAATTTAAACTTGAAGAGTATATTGATTATAAGATTCAATTTGAGAAATCATTTATCGATCCCCTGACCGCCATTCTAGATACTATTGGCTGGTCAACCGAGAAAAAGAATACATTGGAAAACCTATTTGGTTGAAAGGAATATTATGAGTGATTTTTTATCGTCTATGGTGAAGATGTCTGGAAACAAATATGCATCCTTAGTCTCTGAAGGACTGGAGGGTTCAGATGTTGGGGGATTCGTTGATACTGGATGTTATCTATTCAATGGATTGCTTTCTGCATCGCTATATGGTGGATTGCCGAACAATAAGATTCTTGCCCTTGCAGGAGAATCTTCCACAGGAAAGACCTATTTTACTCTTGGTATAGTTTCAAAGTTCCTTAATGACAATCCCGATGCTGTTGTTCTTTATTTCGATTCAGAACAAGCAGTTACTTCCGATATGTTCAAGAATCGTGGAATTGATCCCAAGCGTATTGCAGTTTTTCCCGTATCAACGGTTGAGGAATTTCGTCATCAAGCGATTACGATTGTTGACAAGTATCTTGAACTTTCAAAGGAAGATCGTAAACCAACAATGATCGTTCTTGATTCTCTTGGAATGTTATCGACCTCCAAGGAGATGAACGATACTGCTGAAGGCAAGGAAACACGCGACATGACTCGCGCACAGATCGTGAAGTCAACTTTCCGTGTTCTTACGGTCAAACTAGGCATCGCAAAGATTCCCATGATCATGACCAATCACACATATCAAGTCGTTGGTGCTTATGTTCCAATGTCTGAGATGGGTGGTGGAACTGGATTGAAGTATGCAGCATCCACTATCGTCTATCTTTCGAAGAAGAAAGATAAAAATGCCGATGGTCAAGTCGTTGGAAATATCATTCATGCTAAACTCTACAAGGGTCGTTTCACCAAGGAGAATAAGCAGATCGATGTTCGCTTGAACTACGACAGTGGTCTTGATCCATATTATGGACTTGTTGATATTGCAATAAATGCAGGAATCTTCAAGAAGAATTCAACACGAATTGAACTTCCAGATGGTTCAAAGGTATTTGAGAAAACCATCTATGATAATCCTGAAAAGTATTTCACTAAGGATGTTCTTGACCAACTAGACAAGGCAGTGTATACTGAGTTTAGTTACGGTGGAGAACCCACAGGAGATGAAACAGATGTATAATGTTGTATTGATCACTGGGGGATTTGATCCCATCCATAGTGGGCATATTGCATACTTCAAGGCAGCAAGAAAACTTGGAGATATTCTTGTTGTAGGAGTCAATTCAGATGATTGGCTTGTAAGAAAAAAGGGTAAGTATTTCTTACCATTTAACGAACGAGCAACAATTGTCGAAAGCATCAAGGGAGTTTCATACACTTTGGCATTCGATGATTCGGATGGAAGTGCTAAAGATGCAATTGTCAAAGTTCGTCATTCTTGGCCAAATTCAAATATCATCTTCGCAAATGGTGGAGATAGAACATCTACCAATATTCCAGAGATGGATATAGTCGATGATAAACTAACCTTCACTTTTGGTGTTGGTGGAGAAGACAAGAAGAATTCATCTAGTTGGATCCTTAATACTTGGAAATCATAATGACAGATATAGAACAACTCATCTTGCATAATATGCTCCGAAATGAGACCTATGCGAGAAAAATTACTCCCTTCCTCAAAAGGGAGTATTTTCATGATAGACCTGTAAGATTTGTTTTTGAAGGAATTCATGATTTTATCATGAAGTATAACAATCTTCCGACAAAGGAAGCATTGTATATTATTCTTGATAAGAACAAATCAATAACACAAGATGAAGCAAAGCGAATATCCAATATCATAGAAGAGATTTCCGCTAATCGCGAATCATGCGATATTTCATGGTTGATGACTGAAACTGAATCCTTTTGCAAGGAAAAGGCAGTATATAATGCAATCATGGAATCCATTCAGATTATAGATGGAAAATCCCAGCAAGCACAGGGATCTATTCCTGATATCTTGTCAAAGGCACTTGCGATTTCGTTTGATGTGCATATCGGTCATGATTACATCGAAGACTATGAAAAACGATTTGATTTTTATCATACTGTGGAAAAGAGAGTTCCATTTGATCTCGACTTCTTCAACCAGATCACGAATGGTGGCACTCCTTCCAAGACATTGAATATCGTGATGGCAGGAACTGGTGTTGGTAAATCTCTATTTCTTTGCCATCATGCTGCAAATTGTCTAAAGCAAAATGCAAATGTTCTTTACATCACATGTGAGATGGCAGAAGAACGAATTGCAGAACGCATCGATGCAAATCTTCTTGATGTGACTTTGGACAATCTAAAGGATCTTCCAAAGACAATTTACGAGAAAAAGATTGAAAATCTAAGTGCTGGTGTGACTGGAAAACTAATCATCAAGGAATATCCAACCGCAACTGCAAATGTCAATCATTTTAGATTTCTATTGGATGAACTATGGTTGAAGCGTAAGTTCAAACCAGATGTGATCTTCATCGACTATCTCAACATCTGCGCATCAGCGCGTGTCAAGTCTGGTAATAATGTGAATTCCTATACCTATATCAAGTCCATTGCCGAAGAGATTCGTGGTCTTGCCGTGGAATATAATGTGCCAATCTTCAGTGCGACTCAAACCACTCGTTCTGGATATTCAAATTCAGATGTTGGTCTTGAAGATACTTCTGAATCCTTTGGTCTTCCTGCAACCGCAGATTTCATGTTTGCATTGATCTCTACGGAAGAACTCGCTGAGATGAACCAGATCATGGTCAAACAATTGAAGAATCGCTATAATGATACAGCAGTCAATCGTAAATTCATACTTGGCATCAATCGTGCAAAGATGAAGGTATTTGATATAAAGAAAGATGATGCTATTGTGATGCCTACGCCACAACAGCAACCACAGCAGCAATCTTCACAAAAACAATTTCCAGCAAAGCAAAAGAAATTCGATGATTGGAATTTTTAATGTCTCTTTATCTTGACAAAAAGTACATTAACCTTGTTTCAGGATCTCTTGAAAAATTCAAGTGGAAGAAGAACAATCTGGCAAATTGTCGTTGTCCAATATGCGGAGATTCGCAGACAAATAAAACAAAGGCAAGAGGATATTTCTTTGGCTCCGATGATGCCTTCTTCTTCAAGTGTCACAATTGCGGCATATCATACAACATCTATAAATTTCTTGAACTGACCTCACCAAGTCTTTTTAAGCAATATTGTCTTGAACGATTCAAGGATCGGGAAACCAAGATTGAATTTATCTCCAAACCTGAAAAAGTAATAATTGTAAAATCAAATATCACTGAATATGAGATAATTGATGATCTTGATGAAACGCACAAGGCAATCATGTTCCTGGAATCAAGAAAGATTCCAAAAAAGATATGGAAGAAATTCTACTATACAGAGCATTTTGCAAAACTTGCAAAGCAATTCAACGAATCATATGATCTCATCGATGATGATCGAATGGTAATTCCGATATTTGATGAACACAACCAGATGATTGCAATTCAAGGTAGATCATTTGGAAAGATTCAACCAAGGTATATCACCATAAAAAAGGATGAATCGATTAGACCGATATATGGAATCGAATCAATAGACAAGAGTAAACCGATTTATGTGGTCGAAGGACCAATCGATAGTCTTTTCTTGCCAAATGCAATCGCATGTCTTGGTTCTGGAAATTTTCTTGAAGTAAGGGAAAAATTGTTAAATCAAGACTTGATTTTCGTTCCAGACAATGAGCCTCGCAATCGAAACACGGTTGATCTGGTGCAAAAACTTATCGAAAAACGAGAAAAGGTATGCATTTGGCCATCCTTTATGAAAGATAAGGATATAAATGACATGGTCTTGAATGGGGTCGATGTATGTGGTATACTTGAGTCTCATGTCCATGCAGGACCTTCCGCCACACTAGCATTTAATTCATGGAGAAAAATATAATGAAAATCCCAGAACAAGATTTTATTGCACTCACCAGCATGGTCGAATTTCATTTTAAGTTCAGTGAATATATCAAGGAAAATAATCCTGATCTATTTTACCGTGCCGTCGATTATGCAAAGACTTTTACCAGTTCCGATAAGATGAAGTTTGAATATTGGCATGAAGATACTCCTAGATTTCTTGAAGAACTCTCTAAGATCATCATGACACGCGAGATGAAATTTACCAATTATGTGAATAAGATCGGTGATGCTGAAAATGCAAAATCCATGTGGATGAAGAAAAAGAAGACCACAAAGGATGATCATCTTGGACTTAAGAGTTATATTGATAATTTTGTTCATCATTCAAATAAACTGAATTATGATTCATTTGATGCATCTGATTGGGATAACTATATCAAGATCGCAATGTATGTGAACAACAATGAAAAATTCACTAATTTTGCCATATCTCAAGTATCGCGAGTTCTTGGCGAAGATAGTTTATATCTTAAGGAGTTGAAAAACAATGGAAAGAATTAATGTTCTTGATGCGGGATTTGTCCAGTATGTTGAGCATATGGGATCTGATCTAACCATCGTGAATGCAGCAAGAGTCTCCTTCAACAAGGAAAGCGAGTGGGATAAGAATCGCGATGGAGAACAGCAACTTTCCGATAAGGATTTCAAGTTGATTCGTTTTCTATCCGAACACGATCACTGGACTCCGTTCGCACATCCGCAGATCACCCTTCGCATCAAAGCACCCATTTCAATTCGCACACAATTTTTCAAACACAAGGTTGGATTTGTCGAGAACGAGATTTCACGACGATATGTTTCATACGAACCCGATGTGTATTATCCTTTCTTTCGCGGTAAACCAGTTGGTGGTGCAAAGCAAGGATCTGATGAATTCATCACCGATGAAACGATCAAGGCGAATTGTGAAAGACATTACAAGCAAGCAGCAGAGAAGTGCATCGATGCATACAATGCTCTTCTGAGTGCTGGAGTTGCACCAGAACAGGCAAGATTTGTTCTGCCACAAGGTGTATACACTGAATGGTGGTGGACTGGATCTCTTTCAGCATATGCACGGGTATATAAGCAGAGAATCGATCCACACGCACAATGGGAAATTCGTGAATATGCAAAGGCGATAGATGTTATAATTCGTCCACTTTTTCCAGAATCCTGGGATATGCTGGTGTCGAATACATAAAGTGCAACTTCAACAGGAGAACTAATGCAAGATTTACCATCTGATTATCAGAAATTTATTCACACCTCCAGATATGCTCGTTGGATCGAAAAAGACAAGCGTAGGGAGAGTTGGAATGAAACAGTTAAAAGATATTTTGATTTCTTTGAGACATATCTCAAGGAAAGTAGAGACTATACGCTTACTCAGGATCTTCGTGATGAACTGGAAAACGCTGTTCTCAATCTTGAGATCATGCCAAGCATGAGAGCATTGATGACAGCGGGTGAGGCACTGAAGCGAGATAATACCGCAGGATACAATTGTTCCTATATTGCGGTAAATCGTGTTCGTGCATTTGATGAAATTCTCTACATCCTCATGTGTGGAACGGGTGTGGGATTTAGCGTGGAGAGACAATATGTCGAGAAACTTCCTACAATCGCTGAACACTTCTCTGCTAGCGATACCACAATCATTGTGGAAGATAGCAAAACTGGTTGGGCTAAGGCTTATAAAGAACTTGTCTCCTTACTCATTGGAGGTCAGATACCACAATGGGATGTATCGAAGATTCGTCCTCATGGGGCGCGTCTCAAGACTTTCGGTGGGAGAGCAAGTGGACCACGACCTCTCGAAGATCTTTTTACATTCACAGTTGATACTTTTAAGAGAGCATCGGGACGAAAACTCACATCAATCGAATGTCACGATATCGTCTGCAAGATTGCAGAAATTGTCGTGGTCGGAGGAGTCCGTAGATCTGCTCTTATTAGCTTATCAAATCTCACAGATGAGCGAATGCGAGATGCAAAATCAGGAGCATGGTGGGAAGCAAATCCTCAACGAGCACTTGCCAACAACTCCGTTGCATACAAAGAAAAACCAGAAATAGGAGTATTCATGGATGAATGGGTTTCACTTTATAAGTCAAAGAGTGGAGAGCGTGGTATCTTCAATAGAGACGCATGTCGTAGAACTGTATCTAAACTCGGAGATAGACGAGATTCCTCTTATGAGTTTGGTACAAATCCTTGCAGTGAGATTATTCTACGCGACCGTCAATTTTGCAATCTTACTGAAGTTGTAGTTCGTCCAGAAGATACCTTTGAATCCATGCAAAGAAAGATTCGTCTTGCAACCATTCTAGGAACATGGCAAGCGTCATTGACAAATTTTCCATATCTTTCATCCGAATGGAAAAGGAATTGCCAAGAAGAAGCGTTGCTTGGGGTTTCCCTTACGGGCATTCTTGATAATGTCATGATGCGCAACACCGATACTCTCAAGGATACATTGACCACACTCAAGCAAGTTGCAATCGACACCAACAAGGAATGGGCAGCAAATATTGGAATCAATCCTGCTGCTGCAATTACCTGTGTCAAACCATCGGGAACTGTTTCACAGTTGACCGATGCGGCATCGGGTATTCATCCTCGGCATAATGAATATTATGTTCGTACAGTTCGTGCAGATCGTAAGGATCCATTATGTCAGATGATGATTGACATGGGATTCCCTGCTGAACCATGCGTTATGAAACCAGATCATACGATGGTATTCTCCTTCCCAATGAAGGCAGAAGGTTCACTCACTCGTAATGATGTTTCCGCAATTTCACATCTTGAATTGTGGTTGGCATATCAGCGTTATTGGTGTGAACATAAACCATCGATTACGATCACTGTAAAGGATCACGAATGGATGGAAGTCGGAGCATTTGTGTATAAGTATTTCGATGAGATCAGTGGCATCTCTTTCCTTCCACATAGTGACCACTCATATCGTCAAGCACCTTATCAGGATTGTACTAAAGAGCAATATGATGATCTTTTAGGCAAGATGCCTAAAATGGTCGATTGGTCTCTTCTTCGGGATTATGAGAAAGAAGACAAGACTACAAGTTCACAGTCCTTTGCGTGTAGTGCAAATGGTTGCGAACTGGTGGATCTGACTACATAATATAGCCCCACATAAGATCGCATCTTATGTCCGACAACCCCCAGAAATGGGGGTTGTTTCTTTTATGGTCTGTAAAGTGTTGGTGGTCGAGAAGGTCTTCCTGGTTGGGAAGGTGATCTTCCCGCTTCTCTCTGTTTTCTTTGTTGAGCAGCAAAATTGCTAGCAACATCCTTGATTCTGTCTGCTTCTGGATTGAGACTCAATGGAGCATTTGCAACTGGTCCTGAAGATTTGTTTGCATCTTCTGGATTGAGACTCAATGGAGCATTTGCAACTGGTCCTGAAGATTTGTTTGCATCATTAGCAAATCTAGTCTTCATGTTAGAAGCAACATCCTTGATTCTATCTGCTTCTGATTTTTGCGCTGTTGCAAATTTAGTTGCAGTATTTTTAAGATTTGTTCTTTGATCATCTGCAAATTTAGTTGCAGTATTTCTAAGATTTGTTCTTTGATCATATGCAAATTTAGTTGCAAAATCTTGTGGTTCCTGTGAAGTATTGAATTTGGGTGCTTCTGGTTGATCAGCTATTGGAGGATTTGGTGCGATTAATTCTGGTACACCATATTTTGGTTTATTTTCTGGTGGAGATACTGGATCATTATCATTATTATGATATCCTCCAGTTTCCCATTTTGCGTATGCATCACTTTTGAATCTTAATGCACTAGAGCTATCGTTATTTTTAGCAATTGTTGATTTATTTTTAGCAGTTTGCAACTCCCTTACCGCATCAGCATATTCTGGAGTTGCTTTAATTCTATTAGCTCTTTGTTCATCTGCTAAATCCTTGTTCAAACCCTGAAGCACTGGATCTTTGGCATCTCTTTGCTTGTTTCTGTCTGCAATGGTTTTAGCGACATTTCCTCTATTCATTGAAGATGCACCAGGAAGATCTAGTGCTTTATCAAACGCAGCATTTCCTGCATCTTCTCTTTCCTTTGCAAGATCCATTGGAAGTCTATTTCCTTGGTATTTTCCAAACGATGCTGGTAATTTGCCAGAATCAACATCTGCTCTGACTCTTGCTTCAGCACTATTTGGATTGACATATGATCCACCAGTAATTACTGGTTTACCACCAACACCTCTACCCACGCCGAATCCACCACCATTGCGCTCAACTGGTTGAATAGGAGATGTTTCCGTATGCCATCTATTGAATGATGCAGCAGCAGTTTTATATTCTGCACTATTTTTTCCATGTTCTTGTTTTGCGGACTGCATATCTGCTTTTGCCATATTTGCAGCAAGTGCTCTTGTTCTTGTTATATTACTGGTTCTGGTATTTATATCTGCACCCGAATTCTGAAGATTTGCAACATGCTTGAAATAATCTCTTGGAGTTCCTGAACCAGAAGTTGCCATTTTCGTTGCAACATCAAAATTAACCATGGTCGAATTACTAGGAGTTGTATTTGATTGATTATAAGATTTCTGAGATCCACCAAAATTAATCTCTGGTTGTTTTGCATCCTTTGGATTTATTTGAGGAGTATTTGGTTGCAATAATTTGGCAGCACCATATGCTCCTGCTGCAACAGCACCAGCAACTCCTGCTGTCTTGACGGTTGCAGCAACACCAGGTGCCTTCCATAATCTATTAGCAGCACCTTTAACTGTAGCAACTGGACGAGATCTCCATATATTAGAAGCAACAGTTCTAGCTGCATTCCAAGCACCAGATAAACTTGGTGCTTCGGTCAATATAATCTTATAGGTTTCAATTTGTTCTCTATTTAAATTTTGCGACATTAATATCTCCAATGGTATTTATAAACAATCCTCATTTCTGAGGATTGATACTTTTTACCTTATTTACTATAAGTATAAATTATGTTCTTTGCTGCCAATCTTTCCATCCCCATGTATATTTTTTTGTGAAGGGATTCCATATTAAATCATAAATCATTAGGGTTCTGCCACTTCCCCCATATGGACGATATACTAAAACCCATTTTCCATATTCATCTTTTTCGACATAATATCCCATTGCTCCCTCATATGGAAGATTACCAGGTGTTGGAGCTGGAAAATCTGGTGGTAATGTTGGATATGGTGGAAAATCTGAATAATCTGATCGCATATAAGGAATTAATTGATTTGAAGATGAATTATAATTAGAATTATAATTTTGTGTAGATTGTAATGATGAATTATTTCCATTTGATGGAATTCCACCCCCACCATTCCATGTAGCAGTATCTTCCAAATCTTCCATCAATACTTTTAATATTGCGTTTCTTAATTTATCTTTACGCATATTTACTCTTTTTCAATATCCTCTTCCACCCATTGGAGGTCTTCCAGCGAATGGATTTGATCCACCACCCATTCCTCCACCCATTGGGGGTCTGCGGCGTTGCTGAGGCATTCCGCCACCTTGTGGACCACCTTGTTGACCACCCATCATTTGTTTCATCATATTCATCATTTGCGATGGATCTTGACCACCCTGACCATTACCCATTGGGGGCATTCCGCCACCTTGTGGACCACCTTGTGGACCACCTTGTGGACCACCTTGTTGTTGTGCTGATGATGCTGCATTTGCAAGTGCTTGATTACGAGCATCATCGGTTGGATTGCTTAGATCTCCAAACATAGTTGGGGTTGATTTCTTTGGTTGTGCTGCTTGTGCTTGTGGTGCTGCAAAATTAAAATCATTTCCCATTGCTGGTGGTTTTGGTTGTTGTGGTGGTTGTTGTTGACCACCACCCATGCCACCCATGCCACCCATTGGTGGCATTCCGCCACCAAATCCTTGATCCTGATCTTCTTCGCCTTGATCTTGATCTTCATATCCTCCCATTTGGGGCATTTGAGATTTGCGCTGTTGGGGCATTCCGCCACCAAATCCACCACCCATTGGGGGCATTCCGTCGCCTTGTTGACCACCACCGAATGATGGCATTGGTGGTCCACCCATCATTCCTACTGATCTGCGTTGAGGCATTTCACCACCAAATTCTTGATCTTGTTCTTGATCACCACCAAATGAGGGCATTCCACCACCCCGATCCGCCATTTGTGGTTTTCCTATACTAAATGATGGGGGAATGCTGTCATCACCCATTCCAGATTGGGATTGTGGTCTACGACGAGGCATTGGAGGCATTCCGCCACCCATTGCCATTGGACCCATTCTAGATGGTCCACCCATTCCAAAGTTTTCCTTCATGAATACTTCTTGGATTGAATTATGAATCGATCTAAGTTGATTGGTGTTAAATTTATTAAATTGTGACATATTATTTTTCTTTCTTTTCTTTATTTATAATTAATAATGACCCAATTGCGTTGATCCTGCACTTATTCTTGCTTGTGCTGCTTTTGCCGCTTTCAATCTTCTTGCAGCAGGAGTATCTGATGCTCTCGCATAATCAGCAGCAATGTTTTGACCAATTGGTGTATTTGGTCTTTGGTTTGGGTGCATTCTGCTCAATTGTTGCATTGTGGATTGAGATGGAACTGAAGATCGAATTTCTGCTGTATCTAAACCAAGACTAATTGGTGCTCTACCAGGTTCAATTACTTTCTTCATCTCATCGGTTTCTGGAGTGCGAATCATATTAGATCCAAGTACTGATGGGGAATTCACAATTCTACCCATTTCACGACTATTTGCATCAACCCCACCAGCAACTGCTACCTTTTTAGCATCAAGAATTCTTTCATCTGCTGCTGCTCTGGTTGGATTCATTATTCCAGCAGCACCTCTTTCGCGAATTCCACTTATACTAATATCATGCAGTTTATCTATAAAATTAGGAACTGGAGACTGTGCATTTAGATTCATTGTTCTTGAAGCATTTCCAACTCCAGTTGGAGTTGGAGTTGGTGTTGCTGGTTTAGGAGCAGTTATAGGAGTAGGAGTAACAGGTGATGCGATTGGTGCTGCTGGTGCTACTTTTCGAGGAGAAGCAGGTATTACAAATGCCTTTCCTTCTGGATTTACGCCATAAAGATCACCACCAGGTGTTGTTTTTGGAACACCTTGAATTGCGCCAGAAACCTTTAAAAGTCCAGTTTCTGGATCTCTTGCTGCTGCTTGTCCTGCTTGTTGAGTTTGCAGAAGTTTTTTCTTTCGTTCATCGTCTAATTGATCGATTTGATCCATGTAAATGCCATTTGATTCACCTAAAGCAACTTGTTGTGCTGCTTTTCGTATCGAACTCATTAGATCTCTGCTAAAATAATTGGAATTATATCCGTTCATGTTTTCTCCTGCTACTAAATATTTATAACAATGATTATTTCAGCTATCGATTATTCCTTGAATGGACCTGCAATCTGTGTTTACGACACCAAGAAGGAATTTAATTTTTTAAATTGCAATTTTTACTTTTTAACTGATACTAAAAAATATGCAACTTCATTTATGAATAATATTTATGGAGAATTATTCAATCCATATGATGAAGAATGCGAAAGATATGACTCGATTTCAGACTGGGTAATGAGAATAATTACAGGATCTGATCAGATTGCACTCGAAGGATATGCATATAGTGCAACTGGTAGAGTATTTCATATTGCTGAAAATACAGGAATATTAAAATATAAATTCTATCAAGCAGGACTACCTGTAGAAATAATAGAACCAACAAAGGCTAAAAAAGCATTCACGGGCAAAGGTAATGCAGATAAAAATTTGATGTACAAGTTCTTTATACAAGAAACAGGGGTGGATCTCCAAGAGATCATCACCCCCAATAAAACTCTTTTAGGTAGTCCCGTTTCCGATATTGTAGATGCCTATGCTATTTGCATGACAATGAACAATATTTTGAAACTTTAATATTATTTATCGTTTCTTCCTTGAAGATAATACCAACCAACTAATAACGATAATAGACAATAGAATAGTATCGCATACCAATTGATTCTTGTGATACTTATCTCTGTTCCAACTGGCAATATAACTTCTGATGATGCTTCGATCTTGACCTTCGCAGGAGACGATGTCTGTATATATGTGTTCTCTGAAAGAATCAGATGTGTGTTCTTCGGAAGAACGATCTCCTGTGGTTTCTCCAGAGTTTGTGCTTTTGGGTCTAATTGAACTGGTTTTAGAAATGCAATTGAATCTTCTTCCAGAACTACTTCTGTCTTTTCATCCATATCAGTTCTTAACCAAGTACCTTTTGGAAGATCAGCAATTGTATCTTTTGGTACTATAGTAACAGTTGATGCGTTGAGAGTATCTGGTGCTTTCTCCAAAACTGGAGGAGTAGAGATAAATCCTCGACATGATGCCATAAAGAATAAAATAGATATTGCAAGTATTTTTAAGAATGATTTCATGTCTTGTTTCCTGCAGCTGCACTGCCGAAGTAAAATCCAACTATTGAAACTAGAATTTGTCTATTTTCTTGAGTAAACAAATATCCATTTACTGTCTGAAATATGGTTTCCTTGGTCTCTGGAATCAATCCAAAAAAGAATTCTGGATGAGTCTTGCTTACTTCGACAACAGTTGGAATCCCAAAGAAAGGTAGAACAAAAGGAGCAGCGATAGTTCCAAATAGGACCATGAGAACAATGATTTGTCTAACTGCTTTGCCAGCATCGATGGAAACTCGTTCAACTGCATCATTTTGATTTTTGTTTGTTCTTTCATTTGCTTGAAGCAATCTTTGAAAGTTTTCTTGTTCTGCTTGTCTTTTCTCTGCCATATATCGAAAAAGGAATCCAGTAGCAGATCCTCCAATTAACGATATTAATTCAGTTGGCATGATATTCTCCATTAGTTAGTTTTTTTATATCCTTGCAATACGATGTAGTGAGAAGGAATATCTTCTGGATTTTTTTCCGCTCTCTTTACGCCTACATCGAATTCCTTTTTGGTGAATAACAATTCATACTGATAACCATCACTATTCACATGAGTGCAAAAGAAATACTCATCTGCCTGTCTTCCTTTTTTATTCTTGTTGGAAGACATCAATATGCCTCTCTACCAACTACATTGGGACGATTGATATTAAGCATTGCTAGTCTTCTTCGTCTATTTGGCATATTCATATTTGGTGGTGAACGAAGTGAATTTGATGCAGAATAATTCGATTGTGCATCTGTAGATATTTTTACATCATCTGGTGGGGGACCAAGTGGCGGTGGTTTTCCCAAGTTGGCACCCATTCCAGCAATTGTGCCACCACCTGATGTCATTTCTTCATTGACATCATGTATTTTTTTGAATAATTCGTTTAATTTAATCATTTTATTCTTTGCAATGTTTTTTGTATTCTATGATCTAGATTGATGTTTTTAAGATCTACTTCTGGTATTTCGTGCGGAAGATATTGAAGATATTCTAGAAAGGTTTTTAGATATGAATGCAATTCTTTTGGCAATTTATAGAACAATATTCTTGTACATCCCTCTGCTCCAAATACATTCTGAAGAATGATAAGATGATTGAGAATCAATCTATCCTTGAGATCTCCATTTTTTCTATATTTCAATAGCAATCTCTTGATATATTTGATTCTACAGATATCTTCCTTGAATTCCTCAATGCCCGTGCATAGCGGATTGCTATACATTTTCATAGCATAAAGTACAAAATTATTTGGGCATAATCTATCTTTCATTATATAAAAGTCTCAGATTATCTTCGTGATCTTCTATAGAATTTATCTGCTCTAGCAACTATGTCATTTGCCCTGACTCTATCTTTTTTAGTCTCTTCTTCCTTTGCTCCTGCGAGATCGGTGATTGCAGTTGCATTTGAAGTTTCAACTTGTTCAACCATGTTACGCATTTCTTTAATCGTGCTGATTCTCTTGTTTCTCTTTGTCTTTGCAATTGCTGCTTCAGTTACTCCACCTTTTGGAGTCATAGCAGCATCAATTTGATAACCACCATCGATTTTATTGACCTTAACATTTAGATTGAATTTTGGAAGATCTTCTCCATTATAGAATCCTTTGCTAAGATCAGTAGTTGGAGTAACACCAAATGCCTGACCTCTATTGACCTCAATGTTCATCGTTGGTTCGATTTTCTTAGTCATATTGAGATCAAAGTCAAGATTCAAGTGATTCAATCTTGCACGAAGTTGTGCTAATTCATATTGTGGATTAAGAGTTGATCTGCGGAAAAATTGCTTCAAGAAAACATTTATTCTATGAAGCCCTTCTGGATCAAGTGGATTTAATCTATCCTTTCCTTGAACAGTCTCTGCATCTACGGGTCCAAGTGCTCCTTGGTATTCCTGAGATTGACTGTTGGATAGGGAAGTTGGATATCCTGTGCTGTATTCGTTTAGGTTTTTCATATATGCTCCTATCCTATTTATTTCTTCTTTTTCTTGCCTTTTCCTGTTCGTTCTTTCTTATTTTTCTTACGCTTGCGAAGTTCTATCCAAGTAGAGATACGATGTCTCATTTCTTCTTCGGTATCTCCCTTGATTGGTTTAAACTTTTTGAAATTGCCATGTTTTGCTCTATGGTCTCGGTGTGCAATTTCACTGCCAGTCATTGTTCCAGCATTTTCTGGATTGACAATGTCTTCGGATATTCGTTGAATGATATCTTGTGTGAAACTTTCACGAATTGATTCTTTTCGTGATAATAAATTATTAATTTTTTCTTTTAGGCATACTTCGCATGACATTTCCGTATTCTCCTTTTGTATTGGTACGCAATTTGGAACTTTCTTTCCATTTTTCATCTTCATTCCGATTGCTTCATATCCCTTCCAGCAAGCAGACTTTAATGATTTCTCAACAAGTGGTTCGTATGATTCATTGGTTCCGCATTTGCATCCCCAGACGCGAAGTGCAGCATTTATCTTGCTCTTTGGATCGTGTGCAGTCTTTGCACTCGTTCTTCTTTTCTTCATTCCGCACATACGAGCGCAGAATGATTTTCTTCTTGATTGTGTTTTCTTGGATAATTTACCGAATCCGCCCTTGCGCTTTGCTTCATCCTTGGTTTCGATACCAGCATGAATGCCCTGACGATGTGCTTCCTTACGGGACAGACCGCCTTCGGGGTGGTTCTTACCCTTCACGAAGCCTTTATATGGTTTCTTGGATTTTAGTTTTTCTAATAGTACTTGATAAATATTGTTTTGCATGTTATCCATCTTTATGATCTGCTCTATTTGCAGATTTGCTTCTTGCTCTTAGATTGCTAAGAGAATTATGTTGGGGATTTCCATCTTTATGATCCACATCAACTCCATCCCCCTTATGTACTCTTCCCAATTTCATCATCAGTCTTCTAGCAAGAACTCGTTTGCTTCTATTTGCTCGTTGCTCTGGAGTTCCTTGGTAATTATCATATTCTTTACGATAATTTCTCTTTTTCTTGTGTTTAGATTCATTCAGTTTGGAACTCAATGTTCCATCTGAAGCATAATTGTACGGTACTTCAACTGGAACTTCAAATTCCCTACCATTTACATATATTTTATTGCTTGCGAATGATGGAGAAGTGGCAATATCCGTGAAATCTATGGTCACCGTGTTCATATTGAAGTCATAGTCATCTTCAAAGAATTGATATGCTTTAAACATATCTGGTCCAATATATTCCTTTGCATCAGTTAGATACTTGGATGCTTCTTGCTTGGTTTGCGGGGGCAATGGAACAATAGCAGACATATCTTTTTTTGATATGTCTTCCACGATGCCTTTGAGTAGTTTGCTGGCAGTTAATGGTGAATGTTGAAATACTCCATTCATGTAATATTCTCCTGTGGTTCCTCTTGACTTGCTTCTGACAATATTGCACGCAGTACACTACGGAACGAATATTGTCTCCAATCATCGACAAGATCCACCTTTTCACCTAACTGCTTCTTTCTATCCTTGAACTCATTCCATTTCTTTTCAATATCAATATTTTCAATTGCTCTTGATTTGAATGTTATTTTGAATTTGATCTGATCTATGATTCTTCCAGCATAGTCGAGATCAATTGCCGTAATCTTTGCATCAGTTCCATCTTTATTGCAACTGAATACATGAGTGGCAATTGCTGGATCGCCTGTTTGGAATTTACCATTGCCAGTCAATAATGCATATACGAAATATTTTGAAAAGGTCTTGTCTTTGGTGAGAACTTCATTAAGCATATCTGCTACCTTCTTATGTAGCTTTTCTCTTCTTTCGACTTCCTCATCTTCACCTTGACGAGTTCCTCCCATTTGGAATAGTGTGACTGGACCTTGTTTTGTCTTGTAGTTGCCACTTAATTCTCTAGTCATGGTTTCCATGAAATCATCTAGAACTTTCTTTGATTCTGCAATAAGTGTATCTTGAATCTGAAGCATTGCCCATTTTATGAAACAAGTGGTTTCTGCTGGACTTCCAGATGTAAGTTGAGTGGCATTTCCTATCTTGACAGATAATCCTGCAAGAATGTTTCCACTATTATCAATCATCGCTAAATCTGCTTTTGGAGTTATATCGATTACGCCATCTGCCTTTGCTTCTGGAGTAAGATTACTAATCTGCTTTAGCTTCCCAGTATGCTTTGCAAACGAACTTCCAAATTGAGCAATTATTTGTTGTGCTGCTCTTTGACATGATGGAAGATATGACTCGTTTGGATTATCGGTTATTGCCTTGATATCCTTTTGATCAAGCAATCCCTTCATGACTATCTGCTGTGGAGACAATCCTAAGAGAGTTGCAACAGCGAATGCAATTCCAGTTTCCATTTCCTGTGAACCATGAGAGGTTGGAAATGTATCCTTCTTCGATGCTTTCTTTGTTGCAGGTATTTTTTGTGGAGGCATTTGCATAGGTGTAGAGGTTGTCTTTTCTTTATCTGTATTGCTCTTTGGTGAACTCTTTTTTGATTCTTTTGTCTGTCCCTTACCAGCACCACTTATGTGACCAAAGAGTCTTTCTGATGTGGTGGTATTCACAAACGCTTTATTCTTCAAATAAGGAGAGACATTTGCCATTGATGCTTTATTTGCAGCAATTACTACTTGCTGAGTTTTATCATTATATGACTCTTTATCTATGATCTCAATATTGCCATTCTTGGTGCGAACTACCATTATATTATCTTTAAAGTCCGCTGCCTTGCGATTTGTAGAATCCTTTTGTCTTTGATTTCTTTTATTCTGTCTATTTTGCGATTTTCTCTTTTGTCTACCCTGGGTATCCAAAGATCGCCTTTCTGGAGTTTTTGCTTCAGATAAGAAATTAGAAAGAAAATTTATAATAACAGGATTCATGCTCTCATTTATCGACATGTAATTATTTATACAATAAAAAACCCTCATACGAGGGTCTTTTTTAGTTTATTATTTCCACAAAGAAAAATCCTTTGTGTTGTCGTCTATTTCCTGATATTACCTCATAGACACTGGATCTGGTAAGATTGTTCTGCTTACAGAATTCCTGTAGATTGGTTGTTTTGTAGACATCGCCATTTTCCTTCTTAAATATCCAGGTTTTGACATTTGGTTGTTCTATGGAAGGTGATGGGTTTGGGTCTATATTAATTATTTGAGATTGAGAAGGCGACCATTCCCAGTATTTTCCAATACGAGTGAATGATCCACCATGTTTCGAAACAAATAAATCTCTAAAAGTAGAAGATTTTGAATTATCATTGCACCTTGTCCAGGTTACTGTTCCTTTACGATTCACATCATTGAATGTCAAGATCATTAAAATTCACCTCTTTTTTATAAATATCAATTGCATCTTTCAGGGGTTTGACGAAATTAATAGTTTTTTCCTTATAAACCTGACAGAATCCTTGTTCATTGGCAATTAAAATGACAATGACTGGAACAGATTCGCCTGTTCTTTCTTGCCACAATAGGGCATATGCCGCTGCCTGACAGAAATAATTCTCAATATCTTCTTTTTTCTTTGGATATGTACTCGCCTTAAAGTCAATTACTGCTAGTTCTTTCTTATATTCAGCGATACAATCTACTCTTCCCGCAAGACCAATAGACTTTCCCCATAGAGGTTGTTCTATGGCACGAATATTATTGATATGATCTACTTCCTTCTTTATCAAAGTAAAAAGTTCATCATCTGGAAGAATTTCAATATCTTCATTTAAAAGATAGGATTCTACTTTAGAATGAAGAACTACACCTCTATCACAAACTCGTTGTGATTCTTTGGCATTTTTCTTTCTCCATTCAGCAAAATATTTTTGCTTTTCCCACCCTACTACAGTAGTGACGGATGGAAAAATACCTTCAGGTGTAGAATACAACCTGATATTATTCACATCCTTGCGTTCTATGCCTTCCTTGGGAAGGTCGGTAAAATTATGTGTAAAATTTCCAATCACATTCATATTATAATGCCTATTCTGATAATTTCAACATCAAATTGATGAATTTAAATAGTTTCTTAATGAATTTTTCATTCTCATGAACATTGCAGTATGATCAGTAGATTCTGGCAATCCATGTGATATTGCAAATGAACTTCTTCTTCTATTCAATAACCATGAATTATCATCATAGGTATCATATTGTTGACCACTATGTCTTCTTTGTGAGATTTGCGATCTACTATATCCACTTGCCTCTCCAGGAGATGATATAGAAAGAGAATGTAGATTCAATCCAATATCTGCTTTTTCTACATTGCCGTGTTCATCTTCAACTCTTGGTCTCCAATTGGGATTGGGTAAAGTTGAAGTCTTTGGTGTGTTTTGACCTGGAATAGATGGTGTGTTTTCACCTGGAATAGATTTTGTTGCGGCATATGTTAAAAGTGATGATCCCGCAGCAGTTTTTGCTATAGTTTTAGCAGTTGATATTGGTTTTGGTTGAATCTGAGTGACTGTTTTTGTAGCAGGCAGGGGTGAGGTGCTTGGGGTAATTTTAAATGGTTTTACTTCTACCTCAGATGGACTTTTTACGGGTAAAGTTTTGGATGGAGTCTTGAATGGTTTTACTTCCAATCCAACAGATGCCTTTTCTGCTGATCGTGCAGATTTTGCAGCAGTTGTGGCAGCATGTGCTGCCTTTCCACCTTGTAGGGCAGTTCCAAGATAAGGAATGGCAAATGCTGTTCTCAGTGCTGCCGAGAGAGCATGCTCTCCTGCCTTCGCATAGTTTCCAGAAACAAGTTCACCCACTGAACGAGCTCCATATATTCCTGCATTTGCAAGATCTATTGCAGTTGAACTGAGTTCAGCAACTGGACTTGCTGGAGTTGGAATAAGAGCAACACCTGCTGCACCAAGACTTGCCAGGTCCATCTTATCTTGAGTTGCTTGCCATGCACTTTCTGGTTCTTGTTTCCTATTTCTAACAGGTTTAGTCTCAATCATAGTTTCTTCTTTGGTTCTTGTCGCAGAAGATCTTGGCATAGTCATAACTGTTTCGTTCAGTTTTTGTCTTGCCATATTAAGTTGATTGTTGTAGATATCTCGTCTCATTATCCTGCCCAATACCTTCCAGTGTTAGATGATGCCTGATCCAGATTTTTATGATGTCTTTTTCCAATACCTTTTTTCATGCGCCCCATCAATTCATTCCATTGACCACCAGTTGCCTTATTTGGTGTTAAATTTGTATCGGATCCAACCGCCTGTGAAAATCCATTATATGATCTCTTAATAGATTCTTCATTGCATTTTTCACACTTCTCTGACAATGGTATGTCTCTATCATTGATTGTTAGAAATCTATCGAAAGAGTGTGCACACTTATCACAAATAAATTCATACATTGGCATAATAATTATCCTTGATCAATTGCTGCTTTGATTTCCATAAACCTTTGAACATTTTTATTAGTCGCTGCTGATTGAGCCTCTCTGACATTTCCTTTGAATTTTCCATTGGCAACGGCATTGCGAACACCATCAGAAGCAGCAAAGTATTTTGCTTTTCCAGAATGGTTTTCTGGAACCCTAAAACGATTACCAGTTCTAGTATCCTGTAATGTGTTGATTGAAAGTTCTTTTGCAGCAGCAGTTGCTGATTTGATTGGATTTTGACCTGTTCTTGCCATGTTATGATTCCTTATTCTTATTTAGTTTATTCTTGACATGGTCTATGATTCGCTTCGTTTTTGGATCTATCTTCTTCTTGACTATTTTTTGATTTGCAGTTGAAGATTCATAATTGTTTCCCAATCTACGGACTATGTCATCAAAATAACGAATTCCATCCATAAAATGGATCACATCGGGATCATGGGATTTTACATGATGTGAAACTATTGGAAGAATCATTCGATGCAAATCGATTGGTTCCATTTTTTCAACACCCATGTTTTCATACGATATTGAACTTTTTGTCTCATGACCAGATAATGATCGCGAAATTCTGTGATTTATCTCCACAACCCCACTGATGTTTCCATCCTTAAAATGATAGATGTGAGTACCTGAATTTGATCCTTCATCGTTTGATGGAATAAATGAATATCTAATTGGAAATGCAGCATTTCTCAAATACCCACGATGAATGACATCACCATTTGACGATGCAGAAGGAAGAAAATCATCTGGATTATTTCTTTTCTTTATCGATTCATTTATAGATTGAAACAATTCATTAAACATTATTTATTTTCTGGTTCTTATTTGTGTTCCTTGTGGAACCATAGATGGATTCTTTATCCCTTTGTTCAGATTCATCAATTCATGCGTGGTTGTTCCATGCTTTCTTGCAATCTGTTCCAATGATTCATTGGATCCAACCGTATACATTGGACTTGGTTGTGGTCCTTTTGTCTTAGGTGCAGATATAGTTGTCGATGGTCCAAGAGTTATTACTTTGGATACTGGTTTTTCGACAGGGGGTTCTTCTGGTTGTGCTTCTATCTCAGGTTTATCCTCTGGAAATGAAACAGCATCTGGACTCTGAAGTATATTGGGCAATCCCTTTATGATTCTTGTTGCTTCGATTATGTGTTGTTTGAATGAAATCATATATTATTGACCGTAGTCAAAATCTCCTCTATCATATCTATTTTCTCTATCCCAATCTGTAGCATCATTCATATATTGATCTGTTCTTTTTCTTTCTTCTCGCTTTGCACTACGAATGCTATCAGCGTCTAACCAGACATGCATGGTCTTGGATTTTGGATCAAAATGCATATTTGGTTCATCGATATGATGCCGCAATGTCATGGAAAGAGATTTTCCAAGATGTTCTTCTGATGTTTTCGATAACTCTGGATGATGTTCATCTGCACCAAAAACATCAAGTTTTCTTGCCATATTGTGAGAGATATTATGATCAGAAAGATGATGAGCATATTCAGATGCATCTGCGGTGATGTGAATTTTACCGTCAGATTCTTTCATGCTGGTGATTGGAAGATGATGAAATGTCAACTTATCAGATCCCGATGGGGATGCGTGTACTAATGGAATCGATCCATTTAATCTTCTCATCAACCAATCGTGATGTGGTAGACCTTCTTCTGGAACATTCTCATGTGGTGCATCACTTGCATGTCCAAACATTGAATGGATATAATTATCCCAATCATTTCCTGATTTTATTTCGGATAATAATTGTTTAAAGTTCTTCATGTATGCCTCTTAAACCATTCTATCTGTTGTAATCTTTTAACTGCTGCTTCTTTACTTTTAAACTTACCGAGTTGCTTAAAAGTTTTTATATTTAACCTTACTTGATTGTGATTTTTTGACCTGGTTTGATGAAATTTGGATCCTTTATGGAAGGATTCTTCTTGCTTATCTCGTCCACGGTTGTTTTATATTTATTTGCAATCGTGGTAAGATTATCGCCTTTTGCAACAGTATGCACGACTCCAGGATTTGCTTGTGGTGCTGGAATTGAAGTTGGTTGCCACTTTGGTTGTTCTTGTTGCTTTGGAGATTGTGGAATTGAAGTTGGTTGTTGTGTCTGTGGTTTTGGTTGAGCAACTACTGGTTTAGCAGATTCACCAGAATTCCATAGAGTTGCTTCTGCATTTCTTCTTCGAACAAGACCAGATCTAATCTGACCATCACTCTTATTATAGAGTTTCATTGCTGCTGGAACAGAATCCCAATCTTTATTTTTAAGTGCCTTTGTGATTGTACCAAATTTTTCAGTATTGCCATAGAATGCACCACCAGTGTTGTATGCAAAACCAATCAATGCTGCTTGTTTTCCAGCATCCATGTCATCCCATCCAGGGATCTTTTCAAGTTTAGAAGAGACATGCTTTTCAATATGTTGTCTGAGATGTTCTTCAGCTTGTTCTAACGAAACACTATCGCCTTGTTTGATTGGTTCTCCGTTTGGATATTTTCCAGTAATACCATATCCAATGGTCAAAGGTTTACCAGTGGTGATTGTATCTACTTTTACCTTTGGAAGAAACCCTTCAAAATCTTTAATATGTTCGACTGCTTTATCCATTGCTTCTTGCTTTGGGGGTGCTGCCATTGCACCTGTTGCCAATCCAAGTGCTGCAAGAGTTGCAAGTCCATATTTTTCTTCAAGATAATATTGTTTAAAACTCTTCATTTGTGTCTCTTGAACCATTCTATCTGTTGTAATCTTTTAACTGCTGCTTCTTTACTTTTATACTTACCGAGTTGCTTACCTTTTTTGCTCAAAATAGCATAATCATTGCCTTGCTTGACGATTGTTTCTTTTAGAATATCCTTAAAGTTCTTCATCTTTTTATTTATAAAATTGGGGGGATCACACCTGGATCCCCCCCTAGTCCATCAGGTAGCGAAGCCCGAGCGGTCTAGTGTTTATTTTTTAATGATTTTAGATATTTTTTATTTTTAGTAAAAAATAACATTGGATCTATTTTTCTTTTTATGGATTCTTTGTTTAAATATTGTAAAAACTGTGGAGATAATAATATCTCTGAGGATGCCGATGTTTGCATTAGAGAGTTAAGGGTTTTACCATATCTCTTGTTTTTACTCATACAAGTATATATACAACAGGAGGTAATTTATGGAATTACAAGGCGTATTGAGCAATACACTAGGAACAGTTTTTTTCAGTATCGTAGTATTTGTATTGGGAGCACTTGTTGGTGTTCCACTTTGGAATTGGATCAATAAGAAACTTCCGTGGAATAAATAAGTCTTATACATAATTTACAAAACAGTGAGACGAATGTAAGATTGGGAGTCGAAAGACTCCCTTTCTTTTTATACCATGGGGTACTATCAACAGGGGGGTACTATCAACGGGGGGGTACTATCAACATGGGGTACTATCAA